TGAATTAATGTTAGCTATTGAAGCTTGTATAGATCTAGGAGAAACTTATTTTAATTTGAATCTTCGGTAGATTCTTCTTCAATAATAGGTTCTACATAACCTTCATCACCAGGCTCAAGAACTTCCTTTTCTACATATAAGTTATTTTCAGTAGCTTGTTTTTCTATTTCAGCTAGTAAAAGGATTATAGTATAAAATGCTCTTTGAGTATCATCAAGGTTTTCGTAGCTATCATTCATGATAGTTTTAAAATATTCATCTGGATTCTCTTTAGTTTCTAAATCCATACTTTTGAGTATTGTGAAAGATGCAGCTTTAGCCATCATATAGTAACTTTTGTTTACTTTTACATCTATCATTACATCATCCTTCAATTCTTTTACCTTGATCATAACACGAAATTTTTACCAAAAATAAGAAAATTATGGAATTAGAAGAAATTAAACTTAAATTGTTTGAAAAATTAAAACCAAGTGGTTGGGATAGAGTTTTTAAATCTTTTATATTTAGTCTTGATTTTGATGATATATTACAAAAGTTATATAATCTAAGTCAAGAAGGTAAAAGATTTACACCGCCTCTTAAACAAGTATTTAGAGCATTTGAAGAATGTCCTTATAATGACTTGAAAGTTATTATGATTGGTCAAGATCCATATCCTCAATTAGGAGTTGCAGATGGTATTGCATTTAGTTGTAGTAATACTAATAAATTACAACCATCTTTAAGATATATGTTTAAAGAATTAAATGGAACACAATATGATAGTTTTGATCCAGATTTAAAAAGATGGTCTAATCAAGGTGTTCTTATGTTAAATACAGCGTTAACAGTTGAAGTAGGTAAGATTGGTAGTCATTATGATATATGGAAACCTTTTACTGCTTATTTACTTGATTGGTTAAATAGCTATAATACCGGATTAATTTATGTCTACATGGGGAAAAAAGCTGAAGAATGGTCTGAACTTACTAATGACAATAATCATAAGTTTTTCGTTAAACATCCTGCTTCTGCTGCTTATAATGGCTCTCAATGGGATTCTGATAATTTATTTACTAAAGTATCTAGGTTATCTAACGAATTAAATGGTAAACATATAGAGTGGTAAAGATGACTGAAATATTTAAATTATTGATTGAAGAGAATTTAACTCCAAATTCTTTTTATATTTTATATTGTATAAAAGACAAAATTGTTCCTAACAAGTTTGTAAACTCAGTGTTAGAATGTAAGAAATTAACTAGTCAAGGTTGGATCACTGAAGATTTGCAATTGACTAATAAAAGTATTATATTTACAACCAAGATTGATGGGTATTTTAAGAAATCTAAGAAGAAAACTTCAAAAGATTTAATGGGTGATAATTTTATGCAGAATATAGATGCATATGTTAAATTATTTCCTAATAAAAAACTATCATCTGGTAAGTATGCAAGAGTACCTGCTAAAAGTTTAGAAATATCTTTTAGATGGTTTTTTGAGACTTATGACTATGATTGGCAAACTATATTTTCTGCAACACAGAAATATATAGCAGAATATGAAACTAAAAATTATGATTATATGAGAACTTGTCGTTACTTCTTAAGAAAACAAAATACTGACAAGTCTTGGGATTCTGATCTTGCAACATATTGTGAGTATTTAAATGAATCTCCTGATATAGATGAAAATCCTTTTGAAGAATTAATTGTATAAACCAACAGTATGCCAAAACTATTTGATGGTGCAAGACACTTACTTCCTGTAAGTGAAAGAGATAGTCTTGAAAAAGGTTTAAGAAAAATGAAGGCAAGAAGAGAGGGTAAGTTACCTTCTTTAATAAGTTCTTGGCCTAAATTTAATGATGCTTTTTGTGATGGACTTGAGTGGAGAACAATTACCGTAGTAGGTGCAAGACCTGGTACTGGTAAGACACTTTTTATGGATCAATTAGTTTCTGATATTGTTAAGATAAATACTAATCAAGTATTTAGAGTTCTTAAATTCCAGATGGAAATGGTAGATGAAACTAGTGCTATAAGAAAGTTTGGTCTGATTACAGGTGCTGATTACAATACTTTGATGAGTAAAGATGGAAAACTAGTTGATAGATCTATATATGAAAAATGTGTAGAATACTATAAAGAAAGTGCCCAGAATGATATAATTAACGTGATTTATGACGTATGTACTGTAAATGAAATGTGTGCAACAATTCACTATGAATTTGAGAGACAAAAAAATAATGATGGCAGTTACAAGAACATGTTAGTTACTATAGATCATTCAGCTTTATTCAAAGTGGACATGGGTCAAAAGGATAAATTTGGAATGTTGGGTGCATTAGGAGAAGCATTAACAATGATGAAAAAGAAGTATCCTGTTGCTTTTGTAGTATTGAGTCAATTAAATAGAAATATTGATGATCCCAAAAGACAAATAGAGGGTACTTATGGAAACTATGTTTTAGATTCTGATATTTATGGTTCAGATGCTTTATTGCAACATGCAGATATAGTAATGGGTATAAATAAACCTTCTATAAGGAAAATAAGGAAATATGGACCTGAAAAATTTATCATAGAAGATCCAGACACTTTAGTATTTCATTTCTTAAAATCACGTAACGGTCTTGTTAGAACTAGTTTTTTTAAACTAGATAGGACTACTATGAGAATTATAGAAATGAATACTCCAGGTAGAGAAACAATTAAAACAATGAATGTAAATTAAAATTATGAAATGAGTTTAAGAAAAGACAAAGAACGAGAATTTTACATGCAACATATGGATACTTTTAAAGCCATAGGTATTGCAGATCCATTTTTTACTATTAAAACTGCTTTCTTTAAGAAAGGTAAGTATGGTAGACAATGTCAATTCTTTGAATGGGAATTGAAAAAAGAAGAGGATATATACATTGAGTTTTATGATAATGTTTATGATGACAATGGAGGTAGTAAAGATATGATTCCAATGTATGATGATAGACAATTATTTAAATTAAAGTATAATCCATATTTTGAAGAGGAATATGATATAATTGAAGGTTATGATTCTAAAGGAAATCTAGATAAAAAATATTTAGTTCCAGTTAATGAAATGGCAGTAGTATTACAAAGTGGTCAAGAAATTAGTTATTCTTTATATGAAAAAAGAAAAGAAGAAGCTGAACTTGAAGTTCCAAAATTGCAAAAAACTACTACATTATTCCCTGATTTTGAAGAAGAGTTTGCACCAAATCAAGAGAAAAATAGAGATGAAGTTAAACAAGCTTTAATCGATTTTGCACATACCTTGAAAGATGCAGCTGATGAATTAATAAGAAAAATAATATGAGTACAATAGTATTACCAACAAAAAAGGTAAAAGCTGAAAGAGTTAATCCAAAGAGATTATTAGTTTATTCTAAACCTAAAACAGGTAAGACAACTGCATTTGCAGGTCTTGAGGATAATTTAATTCTTGACTTGGAGAACGGAGCTGAATATGTAGAAGCATTAAAAGTTTCTATTTTAGATCTACAAGGACTATTGGATACCGGCAAAGCAATAAAAGAAGCTGGGAAACCATATAAATATGTAACTGTAGATACTGTAACTGCATTAGAAGAAATGATAATGCCATTAGCAGTAAAACTATACAGGCAAACACCTATGGGTAAAAATTATAGTGGTGATAATGTAACTACATTACCTAATGGTGCAGGATATTTGTATATTCGACAAGCATTTTTTCAAGTGTTAGATTTTATTGATACATTAGCACCTACAATTATTTTATCTGGACATATCAAAGACAAAGTTGTTGATGATAAAGGTGAAATGGTTATGGCTGCAAATATTGATCTTACAGGTAAGATTAAATCTTTAATTTGTGCACAAGCAGATGCAATTGGATATATGTATAGAAAAGGTAATCAAGCTATTATTAGTTTTAAAACTAATGATGAAGTTACATGTGGTGCTAGACCAGAGCATTTACGTAATGAAGAAATAGTAATTACCGAAATGATTGATGGTGTTGTTAAAACATCATGGGATAAAGTTTTTGTTTAATAATTTAAAAAAAAGAAAGTAAAATGGCTTTAAGTACAGAAGATCTTGGTGGTGGAAATAGTTCCGGTTTACCAAAAACAATTAGTCCAGGTAATCACATACTAAAAATTAATAGTGTAACACTTGATGAGTTTAAATTTATTGATAATGCATATCACTTAATGTTACATGTAGAAACTAAACCTATTGAAAATTTTGAAGGATTTTCAATTGATCGTAATAATCCTGAACTAGGTAAATATGAAGGTCAGATTGGTAGAGTGAAAGCTAGCCAATATGCATTTGCTGATGGTGAAACTAAATCTGGAATTAAAATTCATAGAGATAGATCAATCTTAATATTTTTACAAAATCTTTGTAAGAGTTTAGGTATAAATGAATGGATGTCAGAACAACATAATCAACATGAAACAATTGAAGATTTTGTTAAAGCATTTAATGATACTGCTCCATACAAAGATAAATATCTTGAATATTGTGTTGCAGGTAAAGAATATGTTGGTAAAACAGGTTATACTAATTATGACATGTGGTTACCAAAAGCACAAAATGGTAGATATGCATTTGGAGATGTAGATAATGGAAAAGTTATTCTTTATAATGAAGAAGTACATCTTAAGAAACTTGAAAATAAACCAATTGAAAGTTTTGGAGATGATGAATTTTCTAAATCTAAAGAACCATCTGATTTCTCACTAGACTAATAATATAGTTAAGGGGGAATCATAAGGTTCCCCCTAATACTTAAATTTTAGTCTATGATTTCAACAAATACAATAATTTCTGATCTTAATGATGTACCTAGAGAATGGGTATTTGAGTATTATTTAAATCTTGCAGAAAGACTTTCTGGTCAGAGTTTAAAAATTAAGTCCGTCTTTAGTAGTAAAGACAAAGTACCTTCAATGTGTATCTACATTGATAAAAGTGGTAAATATAGATTCAAAGATTTTTCATCTGGTTATTGTGGTGATGGTTTGAATTTAGTAATGCATCTATTTCAGTTAAAATCTAGAGGTAAAGCATCTTTTAAAGTTTTAGAAGATTACAATGAATATATTTCTAATAATAATTATGAAATTTTAGATTATAAACCTGAAAGTAGATTTGCAGTTTCTGATTACGAAATTAGACATTGGACTACATTAGATAAATCTTATTGGCAAATTTATAAATTAAATTCTACTATAATGAGAGAATATAATGTTTATCCCTTATCCTTCTATAAAATGATAAAAGAAGATGAAGGTAGGATATTAGATTCTTTTACTGTAGAAGCTAATTTTATTTATGGATATTTTAGAGAAGATGGTTCTTTATATAAGATCTATACTCCTAAAAATAAAGACAATAAGTTTATTAAAGTTTCTGATTATATACAAGGTGTAGATCAACTTAAGTTTGAATCTAAATATCTTATTATACTTTCGTCACTAAAAGATCTAATGTGCTTCAAAATACTGCAAATTGGCAATACTGAATGTATTGCACCAGACAGTGAAAATAGTGTAATTCCTAGTAATTTTATGAAAACTTATTTAGATAAGTTTAGTAAGGTGATCATATTGTTTGATAATGATGAGGCTGGTATTAAATCAGCTAAAAAATATAAAAAACAATATGGTATAGATTATATTAATTTAGAACTGTCTAAAGATCTATCTGATTCTATTAAAGATCATGGTATAGATAAAGTTAGATCTGAAGTATTTAAATTATTAAAAAATAAATTATGAGCTGGCTATATAAAGCAGTAGAATTTACTGATGAGATGATTCCTGAAGGAGCAATTGGTTTTGTTTATGAAATGGAAGCAATTATTAATGGTAATTCTGTGCGTTATATTGGCAAAAAAAACTTTTATAGTACTAGAAAGAAAAAATTTGGTAAAAAGAAATTAGCAGCTATGACAGACAAGCGTGCTAAAAGGTATGAGTTAGTTATTAAACCTAGCTACCAAAACTATTATAGTAGTAATAAAGTTTTACAAGATGCATATAAAGCAGGAATCCCTATTAAAAGGTATATAGTAAAAATATGTTTTTCTAAATCAGAACTAACATATTATGAAACTAAATATCAATTTCAAAGGGAAGTCCTAGAAAAAGAAGAATACCTAAATGGAAACATACTAGGTAAGTTTTACAAATTTAAATCATAAATATTTATGCAAGAAACAGAAATAATGGGAGTTCTATTTGAACTTCACGAACAGGGTATTACTGGAATAAATGTATATTATGAAGGTTCTGGAGATAGTGGTGCTATTGAAAGTGTTGTTTATACAAAAGATAAATTATCTGATTTAGATATAAATCATGCATTTGATGAAATACAAAGATTAGATTCATGGAGTGGTCGTAATACTAGTTTAAAAGAAGATTGTCCTGATTTATGGGATAAATTAGAAGATTTTTGTAATGAATCTATACTAGATGACATAGAAGATTGGTGGAACAACGATGGTGGTTATGGTAATTTATGTATACTAATTCCTTCTGGTAAGTATAAGGTGTATAATAATGTACGTTATACTGAAACAGAAGATTATTATCACGAAGGTGAGTTACTTGAAAAAGCAGATTAGTTATGGCACATCCTTTACAACATGCTAAATCATCTGTAAAAAAATGGGGTGGCGTACCTGAAGATTATATTCAAATACATGATTGGTTTGATGCCACAAAATCATGGGTAGGTCATAGTATTCATAGAATGTTTAGACATCATAGTGAAGGTATATTTGAATGTGAAGAATATTTTGGTAAGTCATTTATAAATTCAGATGGTAAAACTGTATATACTAGATATGTTGGAGAACAACATGTTAAAGAAGACTGCAATAATTATATACCTACTGCAAAAGAGTGGTTAGATAATATTAATAAGCCTACAAAATGGATGATTAAAACACTTAAAATTGAAGACTGATGAAAAAAATTGTTTTTGATAAAGAAGAAACTAAAAATTTATTGAACATGTTTAGATCTCCTGATTCAGATAACCATACTATGGCATTTGAATCATTAAAGAATATAGATTATAAAAATTATTTGGGAGAACTGATTGTTCTATATAAGTATTCTAATAAATCATTAGAATATTGGCAAGAGGGGTGCTTAAGTGCTTATAAGGTATTATTAGAGCATGTACCTTCTGATAAATTGAGTGGTCCAAAAACTTTAAGTCTTATTACGGAAAAAAAGGGTTCTAATGCTTCTATAGAAATATTTATGGAATATTTTATTAAGGACATGTCTAAAATGCTTGAAGCAATTGGATACCCAACAGATGTTTTTGAAGTTAATGTAAAATTAAAAGAAAATGGACAAGAAAAGAAGTCTAAGTAAAATTAGTAAAGAACTAATGTTAAAAGAACCTTTTTATGGGTTCTTTCTTATTATGCTTAATAAGTTATGGAGTAATAAACTTCCAACTGCTGGCGTAAGTAAACATAATATAAACTTTCAACTTGCTATTAATCCAGACTTTTGGGAAAGTCTTTCTGACGATCATAAAATGGGATTATTAAAGCATGAGCTATTGCATATTGCATTTCAACATCTTACAACATTTAATATGTTTAGTGATAAGAAATTGGCAAATATTGCAATGGATATGGAAATCAATCAGTATATAGATAAAGATTGGTTACCTGAAGGTGGAATTGATATAGATGACTATCCGGATCTAAATCTTGATAGAAAAGCTGGTAGTAGATATTACTATGATAAGCTAAAACAAGCTAAAGAAGACCATGATAAAAATGGAACTTGCGGAGATAAAAATTTTGACAAAGTTTGTGAAGGTTTAAATGCAGGTGAAGGAATGGTTACTATTTGTGATGGAAATGGAGATGATCAATCAGTTTCATTACCTGAACACGGAACTTGGGAAGAATTTGAAGATTTACCAGAAGCTGAGAAAAAGTTAATTGAAAAACAATTACAAAAAGTTCTTAGTGATGCTAAAGAACAAACTATTAAGAAAAGAGGTACTGTGCCAGGTGAAATTGAAGCTGTTATTCTTATAGCAGAAATAGTAAAACCTAAATTTGATTGGAGAGGGTTCGTTAGAAGATTTACAGGAGTAAGTACAAAAGTTTTTACTAAAAAGATTAGAAGAAAAGAGAATAGAAGATTTTCTGATAATCCAGGTCTTAAGGTAAAAATGAGACAACATATGTTATTAGGTATTGATACATCTGGATCTGTAAGTGATACTGAACTTAAAGAATTTATGAATGAGATACATCACATATATAAATGTGGTGTAGACATTACTATTGTACAGTGTGACACACGAATAAATTCAATTCAACCTTATAAAGGTAAGTATCAAGAATTTGAAGTAAAAGGTCGTGGTGGTACTTATTTTGACCCTGTATTGGAATATTTTAATGCCAATCTAAAAAAGTATACAAGTCTTGTATATTTTACAGATGGTGAATGTGGTTGGAGTGTAAAACCTCGAGGTAATGTACTATGGGTACTTTCTGAACAATCAAGTATGAATGAAGATTTACCAGGTAAGGTAATTAAATTAGAGTTATGATTTGTTGTATATGTGAAAATGAATTTGATCAATTTGAAGAAACAACTGTTGGTCAAATGACAGTTAGAAATAAAGGTGGACATAATCCTTCTCCTGTTAAAGAAGAAGGAAGATGTTGCACAAAATGTAATTTTGAAGTAGTCATTCCAGCAAGACTAGAATTAATAACTAAACAAGAAAAACAAAATGAGTAATCAAACACAATTGAATGTAGAAGAGTTAAAAACTTTTATTAAACACATGGTTAATAATAACCAACATATACAAGCTGAAGGTAAGGTTCCTGTAGCTATAAATATAGAAGGTGATGCTGGTTTAGGTAAAACTTCTGCAATCATGCAACTTGGTAAAGAGTTAGGAATGGATGTTGTAAAACTGAATTTATCTCAGTTAGAAGAATTAGGTGATCTGGTTGGGTTTCCTGTAAAAGAATTTCAAATACAAAATGCAGAAGGTAAAACTACTTGGATAAATGAATCTCAGATAAATGCAGCTAGTGCAAAAGGTTATAAGGTTGTAAGTAAGAGAATGTCTCATGCTGCACCTGAGTGGATTCAGGGTAAAACTGAAGGTGGTTTCTTGATTCTTGATGATTATACTCGTGCAGATGCTAGATTTATGCAAGCAACTATGGAAATTCTTGATAGACAAGAATATGTTTCATGGTCTCTTCCAAAGAACTGGCATGTAATTTTGACTACTAACCCAGACAATGGTGACTATAATGTTACTAGTCTTGACGTAGCTCAGAAGACTAGATTTATTTCAGTAGAACTGAAGTATGATGCAGATGTATGGGCTAAGTGGGCAGAAAATGCAAACATTGATGGTCGTTGTATTAACTTTATGTTGATGCATCCAGAACTTGTAACTCAAAGAGTAAATCCTAGATCTATCACTACTTTCTTTAATGCAATTAGCTCTATTCAAAAGTTTGATGAGGAGTTGCCTTTGATCCAAATGATTGGTGAAGGTTCTGTAGGAGAAGATTTTAGTTCTATGTTTACAATGTTTATTAATAATAAACTAGATAAGATCATTAGTCCAAAAGATATCCTAGAAAAGGATGAGCAATATGTAATGAATACATTAGTTAGTGCTGTTGGTAAAGATGATGATTTTAGAGCTGATATTTCTAGTGTTATTGCTACTCGTGTAATTAATTATTCTTTAAAGTTAGCTGAAAATAGTTCTATTAGTCAACCTATCATAGAAAGGTTAGGTAAACTTGCTACTGAATCTCAAGCATTTACTGACGATCTTAAATACTATATGGTA